GCAGTAGTTCGGCCCGCCCCCAAGGTGCCAGGCGGTGCGGGCCTTCAGACGTTTTTTTCTGAATCGATGGCATAGAGACCAGCCAGGTATTCGCGCTCGAAAGCATCGGCCAGAAGCCAGTGCTCCATGAGCGCCGCCACCCCTTCGGGTGTGACGGCAGCGGCTTTACCTTTGTCGTCGGCCACGCCTTCCCAGGCGAGTACGGCCAGCTTGGCCAGTTCAGTGATGAGGGTGGCGGTGCGCTCACCCGCTGCTGCAGTGTCGGTACCGGCCACTTTGGAGGCGGCATGGCGCGCGGCCATCACCAAGGCCGTGGTGGCGGGACGCACCTGCAGGCGCACGCCAGCGGCAAGCGTGATCCAGTGCGGTTCACGCGCAATATTGAGTTTGATCATGGAAATTTCCTCGGTGGAGAAATCAGTAAGAAGGGACGTCGTTCACCAACTCAACGGTGAACATGCGCGCCACGCTGCCGGCCTTGGCGGCTTGCCACTCAAAAGTGGCCTGAATGCCCCCGGGGCCCGAGATGGAGAGCTTGGGCTTGGGCAGATAGACTTCGTGTGCGATGAAAGTCAGACGTCGATCGGCATCAATGGCGTAGCCGAAGGTCAATTCGAGCGGCGTGTTGTTGGTGGCGGCATCGATCAGCGTGGTATCGGCAAAGCGCACTTCCAGGTTGCCGGTGAGGCTGGCCACCGTCGGATCGGCGCCATCGATCTTGCCGTCGGAACGGATGGTCTCGATGCGTTCCAGATTGTTGGAGTAAGTGAGCTGTGCCGAGACCACATTGCCCAGCGCCTGGCCATCGCGCAGGATTTGCCCCTGGAACTGGTTAAAACGTTGCAACTCCATCGTGCTGGGCGCAGCATCCCGGGTAGCGGTGCGGCGCACCTCACCCTGCGCAATCAATCCAACGGTGGCATTGGCTGCGCCTGATCGCGCAAAGCCTACCTGCAGGCTGTTGACCATGACACCCGAAGCGACGAACCAGGCCGGGATGTCGGGCAGACCCGTTTCCAGCGTGACGCTGGGCAGGTTGGATTTGCCGGAAGTGAAGGTGTGGGTCAGCACGTCGTCGCCTGCCGATGCTGGCTCGCCCAATAGCGCCTTGAGCCACAAACCGATGTGACGCAGATCGAGCGGCACAACCATGTCACCTTCGACCTTGATCACATCGCGGATCGGCGCGCCAGGGTCACGCCCCAGACCGATCAGGTCATTGGCGATCAAGCCCTGTTCGGAGCCAAGTGAAGTGGAAACAAAGGGCAGCTGCCAGTAGTCGCCTACCGGGGTGCTGCCATACGCGGTTTCGAACGCCGCCAACAGGCTGGCGTTCGCGCCATAAGCACGGGCCATGGAGAACTCCTTGTGTGTGAATGTTGAAGACAGATCAGCTCAGCGGACCAGCACTGCTGTAATGCAGGACCACGGGCAGCAGGCAGGCTTTGATGCCGCTGCTACCGTCAGGGGCCAACTCGTCAAACTTGGGCGGGCCGATTTCGGCGTACTCGACGACAGCGCCCAAGCTGCGGTCGGCTTCGATCAGGGATGCGAGTTCGATGAGCAGGCCATCCATGCGGGCATCGCGCTCGCTGGCGTCCGGATGAGCGACGAACAGTTCGATGACGACCTGGTGTTGCCAGTGATAGGTCAAGGGCGATAACGAGACGTCAGGCTCGCCCATCTCGCCATCGCGCAGGATCACAAAAGCATGCTCGGCCACGCGCTCTGGCAAGGCCGCGTTGCGTTTGACCGCAGCGCCGGAGGCACCCAAGGACAACTGGCCGAGCACGGCAAACAGTGCGCCGATGGCTTGTTCGCGTGGGCTCATGGTTTCACCTCTCGTCGTTCGGTTTCATCGAAACGGTTGGCGATGCGATGGGCCAGCGTGTTGATCCAGCGTTGGCTGACGCGGTCAATGTCGAATTTCTTTTTCAAGGTGACTTGCGGCACCAACAGGAACATCGGCACCGTCACCAAACCTCGGCCACTGGCCTGGGCTTTTGACGAGGCCACCGAGAACCCGCCGCGCTGGCCCTGTCGGGCACGCTGGTTTTCTGCGACGAGCAGCGACGGTTTGCCCCGGCGGTAGATAAAGCGCAGACGCTGGCCACGAAGTTTTTCCCAAAGGCCAGGGGTCATGCGTTTGCCACGCGGACCTTTGCCTGCCGCCGGCAAGGGAATGGCCAACCAGAAACCGTCCTTGGAGCGGATGGTGGCTCCTTGGTCATGGGCACCCACGACCACGGGGGCCCGGCTGTAAACCAGACCGGCCGCCTTGATGCTCAGTTGGCCCTTGGGGTAGACCTCGCCGCGCCAGGTGTTGGCCAGGCGTTGGCCCAGGCCTGCACCGGTGATTTGCGCGCGCAGATCTGCCTTCAGTCCATCGGTCGCTTCTCGGATCGATTGCGTCACCGCTTGCTCGGCAATACGCAACTCGTCACGCAGCATCTGATCCAGATTTCCAGACAGGGCAGCGAGCAATCTCACAGCGGTGCTCCGCTCAGGGTCCAAATCAGCCGGTCGCGATCGGCCAGCGGTTCACCGACCACCTGGTAGAACTCGCCATTGATACTGAAACGCTCCCCTTCTTGTGGATGGGGTACATCCCGCGCAAGCAGATCAAACCGGTACGTGGTCATCACCAAGCGGATGTCGCCGAAGGACTCGACGACATCCGGGGTCTTGGCAATGAAGTGGGTAGCGATGTCACGGCCATCGGCCAGCCGGTAGGTGCCAGGCACCCCCAGCCGGGCGAAGAGCCGCGCCACGGCCCGCTCAAAGGCAGGCGCCACAGGGGCGTTCGGCATGGGATCAAGCGGTCAGCTTGATCAACACACCTGGGCGGTGGCACATGGGCAGTGGGTTGCTCTGCGTGTGCAGGTCGGTGCCCCGGTCGAACTGGCGCGGGGCCTGTTTGGCGTAGACCGGCTGACCGAGTGTATTGACCGTTTCGTTGAAGTCCGCCGGCGCAAAGTAGGTGCCGAAAGTGTCCACCGTGCCCACCGGGAAACAATGCGCTTCGCCGTCGGCGATGAACTTGCGCACCGTGCCATCGACGGAGCTCGCTTGGCCCCGGTATTCCTCAAAGGTGATGCCGCCGTAGGTGAAACCGGTGCGCACGTCTTCGCGCAGCCACGCGCCTTCCTGAAAGCGCGAATAGGACTCCACCACGTTGGCGTGGCTGGTCAGCGCTTCGAAGAAGCTGGGCGAGCACAGGCAACGCACGCCGGTCATGAATTCACCCTGCAGGGCTTTTTCCATTTCACCGAGAACCTTGACGCACTTGTTGCGGATGTTGGTCTTGGCGTCCCCCAGACCCAGCGACAGGGTGGTGGCGTCGATGCCGAACTCGTCGTAGAGGTTGTAGATGGTCGAACCATCGGCATCCAGGATCTCGCCCTTCAATGCGCCCATGCGCAGGTGCTCCAGCGTGATCGCATGTTTGTTGCGCATGGTCTCCAGATGCCGGGCCAGCACACCGGCCAGGGTTTCGAGTTCGGTCTCCGAACCGAAAGCGCGAATGCCTTGAACTTCTTCGGGCAGCACCACATCGTCGTGCGGGATGTGGGGGATGACGAAAGAACGGACCTTGCGCTTGCCGCGCGTACCCACGGTGCCGGGCGAACCGGGCGGCATGGTGGGCAAGAGGTTCAGGACACCGTTGCGCTCTTCGATGATGATTTGACGAAAGCGCGTGGGTTTTTCGGGGAATAGATTCAGGCCTTCGAGGCGGCCATAACGGTTGGGCACCAGGTTGATGGCGGCCGTGAGGTTGGCCATGCTGAAGGCCGGGTTGGTAAAGAGGTTTTGCATGTGGGGCTCCAAAAATGATGAAGCCCGCGCAGACCAAAAGGCCAGGCGGGCAACGGGGGTAGAGAAAAGGAAAGACCGGGAAAGGGAATACCGAGGGGATCAGGCGCTGGGTTCAGGCCCAGATTTCAAGCACGGATTTCAAGCGCTCGGGCGCACCAACACGCCACGCTCGGCCAGTTGCTGCTCATAAGCCGTGCGCTGTTCGCCGCTAAGCGTGATCGGCCAGACCAAGGCGGTCTTGGCGACGATGGCGTGACGGGCAATCAGCACAGCGTCCGTGCGGTCGGCATGAGTGGCATCGGTGTCAACGGCGAGGACAGCGGCAGCCGTCTCTGTGCCGTCCGTGGCCGCCGGATCGATGGCGTAGTGCTTGCCATCGCTGGTGTTGCGGCCGAGCACCGTACCCAGGGGCAGGTTCTGGCCGGCGGCGATGGTGGCGACGTCGCGTGAATAGAGATTGGGGGCTTCGTACTTCAAGAGGTCGCCGAGGTTGTTTTGTTCAGTGATGGCGGACATGGGGGACTCCTTTCTCAGGTGTTTGCGGTGAGTTTCTTGACGGCCGCGACGATGGGCGAGGCCTCAGGGCGATCGAGAGACT